GTGAGAGTGTCGGCGGTGGTATTTGGAATGCTGGTGATGACTCGGCGTCAGTGACTATGACTGTCGAAGAGATGAGGAAGGAACTCTTTGAGAGCGAGGATGTCGTTATGGATAAACATAGCGACCACGGATTGTCGAAGTTGGTCGGTGCGGGAGCGAAGGAGATGGATAATGTTGATTAGTAATTGAATGCTAATTTCGGTAAACCGCTTTATGCTAGCCTAAAGCGGTTTTCTATTGAATTCTAATTTTAGAATGTTTCTTTATGATAGACTAAACCAACATTCTCACCAAATATCGTCGCATTTATTTTCCGAATCACAAATTATATTTTATGGTATCACCACTTACTCTTCTTGACATTAATCTTGGGCGCCTTACTGTTTTTCGAAGCATTTGGGTCATACGCTTGCTCTCCTTCATCGTCAGAACCGAGATTTTTCGAGATTTCCCAGAACTCCTTACTGCCCAACTTGAAAGGACCGTGCTGTTGCGCCTTATACCAGAAGATTTGGTCTTGTAATTTGTTCGATTTCGCGTTATTATTGATGACGAGGCACTCATAATTCTCAGTGCACTGGTCCATCACCTGGCAAAAACTCTCAAAAGTGGGGAACATACCTGCATAATTGTCATAGATTCGCTTACGGTTCGCAATATATGGTTCGCGGAGAATAAAAACGTAGTCGATATTGGTGCGGAGATTTGGAGGGATACCGAGCGGATATTGCATTGTGATGACTAACATGATCTTCCAATGACGCCCGTTCATGAAGAGGAGGCGCATCATCACGTCCTTCGTCCATTTGTTATCATACAAACAGTCGTCCAACACAACAAATGTACGCGGATCAATAGACGATTTTTTATACATATCATGTTCCTTCTTCACCTGCTTCAACACTGCTTTCTGACGTTTGAGAATATTTTCGATAATCGCAGTATTATATGCATCATGGATAAAGAGTTTGGGAACATGAGCCGCGAAGAAACCGTTGCCGGCCTCTGTTCCGGATATGACTGTTCCAATGGGAATATCCTGATGATGAAACATGAGATCCTGAACGAGAAAACTTTTACCGGTATCACGACGCCCAATGAGAACGATAACTGGACCCTTATTTTCATCAGGTCGAAAACTGATCGCCTTCATATCGAATTTGGCAAGTTCTAGATTCATGTTGGTATGATGTAATAAAAATGGGATATATTATTTTTTGTTTCATTTTACGAATGAAATGAAATGGAATGATTGCCCGTTTAAAATAAATATAAAACTTCTATTTATCAATCATATTACATATCATTTAGGAACAAACAAACATGTCTTCGACCAATGCAACTGCATTTCAACTTCATTACAGAAAACATAAATATACGCCGGATACAATCGAACCGGCCTTATTGTATGATATCCAGAATTATATTCCTATTTATTCGCGATTCTTTGATCTCAATGATACCAACTATAATGGTATTCAGTTGAATCAAAAGTATTACTTACAAAATATTATATCGCATCCATCACAAATTATGGAGAGTGACCATTCGGGCAACCACGACCGCGACATTCGCTCTCTAAATCATTTAGAAACAGTGATTGCTGATGATAGTGGAAACACAAATAATGTCCCCATATTTGTGAAGTATTCGCCATTATTAGACCCGATTCGTTATCTCTCGGGTAAATATCCAGTTCACCAGAATAAGACGCGTAGTCTTCCTAAATGCAATTCTACGCTAGATGACTGTGAAGATAAAATTCTGAATACGAACAATACATCGTATGTGGATGGGTTCTTTTCGTATTTAACAAGTCGCGCACTTCACACACATGGAATCGTTCATGGTGTCGATTATTATGGCAGTTATTTATGTAAACAACGAGAATTTTCCACGAATGTATTTGATGATATTGATTATCTCGTCGGGTGTTCTTTCTTCAATAACTATGAAAACGATCTTTTTACAATTGACTATTCTCAATTTGGAGATGACATCGACGGTGATCTCTCGGATGTGAATATTAGTAAGTTGATGAAGATCCGAAACAAGATGAAACCACTCATTGGTTCAACCGATGTAACCGATAGTTATCTACAAAACGAGGAAGATTATTATAATACGAAAAACCGAATCAACATATCGGATACAGAAACAATTACGCCGATTGAGGTGACCGATATGGGTATTTCTACTGTTGTGAATGAAGAACCAAATATATCTGTAGAAGATGTTGAATTGAATGTAAATGATGCAACAGATATTGATTCTACTACCACCGCATTACAACCAAAAAATCAAACAAGAGACCACGATGATGTGAGTGATTCAGATTCATCATCTCAATCCAACTCATCTTATACTACGATAAGTGATGATGACGAACACTACAAGAGTGACTCTATTCAAGTAGACGATTCAACATTTGATAAAAATAATGGCGGCGCAGAAACCGACGACGGCAATGCAGAGACCGACGACGACGGTGACGGTGACGGTGACGGTGACGACGGTGACGAGACCGAGACCGAGACCGAGAGCGAGACCGACAGCGGAAGTTACGATAGCGACGATGAGCAAATCATCGTGAAAATAAAAGACTTTCCTATTCAGGCAATCCTTCTTGAAAAATGTATAAGCACACTGGATCGTATAATGATGACGGATGAATTGACGAAGGAAGAGTGGTCGTCGATTCTATTTCAAGTGATTATGACACTTGTCATGTATCAAAAAATGTTTGAGTTCACACACAATGATCTTCATACAAATAATGTAATGTTTATTGAGACGACAGAAGAATTCATTTACTATCTCTATGAAGAACAGTATTATAAAGTTCCTACATACGGTCGCATTTTTAAAATCATTGATTTTGGTCGTGCAATCTACAAATTCCGCGGTCAACTTATTTGCAGTGACAGTTTTCATCCGAAAGGAGACGCGGCAACCCAATACAATTTTCCGCCTTATTATAATCCAGATAAACCCAAAGTTGAACCGAACTTCAGTTTTGATTTGTGCCGATTTGCATGCGCCCTTTTCGATTATTTCATTTATGATCTGCGCAAGGTGGAGAAACTGTGTAAATCGGACCCGATTATCAAGTTGGTGGTGAAATGGACGACAGATGACAAGGGGCGAAATATTCTCTACAAATCAAACGGTGAAGAGAGGTATCCTGATTTCAAATTGTATAAGATGATCTCTCGGTCAGTTCATGGGCATATTCCGGCGAACGAGATTCATAATCCGTTGTTTGATACGTATAAGATAACGTATAAAAAATATAAGAAACACGCAGCAATATCCGCAAAATTCCCCAAAGACGGTAGAAACATCCATATACTAATGAATGTGGATATATTGCCTAATTATTCCGACGGTTGTTCAGAAACATTGTCCGATGTGCAGGAAGTCCGTTCTTCGCAATAAACTCGATATTCCTCATGGTCCATCCCATGCTTGCGCCAGAATGCCCTGTTTCCATATTTTCACCGACAAGTGTCACGATGCGATCATCACCATAACTAAACATGAATCCGCGATCGCCTGGCGGACTGTATTTCGAAAGATATGTCCAAACATCGATTTCCTTGTTTTGCACTTCAGGTAACTTGCCAACGCGAATAATCGCGCGCATTCCATCACGAATCATATCTTCCGACCATTTGTCGTTCAAATATGACATATCACAGTCGCGAACGGTCTCATTGGTGCGAGGCCAGTATTCTTCTTTATTCGAATTAACGACCGGCGACGTGGAGACCGCGACAGACACAGCTTCAGGATTGACAATCACCGACGACGACATTACAGTGCAAATGAACGAATAAACGAACGATGCATCCAACTTATCATAAACATAACAAATCAATTTTTATGTTTATACACGGTATTATAGTAAAAATAAGTATTTGGATATATTTCCTCGTATGTTTATGCAGATGAGACAATCTTTTCGAATTCGATTTTATTGAATATGTCTTTGTCTACTTTGTTTTTCAACTCGGTCTGTTCACTTATTCTTGCTTGTGTGATGACGATTTTTACGGGTGACTCTGGTTTTAACTGTTCGCAAAGACTCACGACAAACCCGACTGCAAGAGTTCCGGGTGTATTTGATGTGATTGTGATTTGAAGATTCACATGACCAAGAGTCGCATGACCTTTATAGCATCTACATTGGACACAATCCAGAATGAATCGTATGACTTTCACGCAACTTGGAGTAATCAATTGACCTATACCAAGATTCGATTGATTTGGTTGTATCACGATGTTTCGAATACGTTCACGTCGTAGCAAAGTGTCTAACATATCTAGTCTATCTTCTAACTTTATATGTGGACAAAACACTTTGTTACAAATGTTTACATTATATGTGTCGCTCACGCTAATAA